TAGTTCCTGTTTCTACAAATGTCCATACAGGTAAATAGCTGTTCTCTTGGGTGTCGCTATTGAGGAATACACTAGAGTTACTAATAATGTTTAGCTTTAATTTGAAGAATAGATTCTCTGCTCCCATCAAACCTACTGAATCGTTGAATTGAACGTCATACGGTATTGCAGTAACCGACTGTGCTGGAGCTGTATTGATGTTGTTACTACCGCTTGCAAAATTCAGAGATCGATTTGGTGATAGATACTCAAGTCGAGCACTCCCGCTTCCACCCATCTGAGAAATTTTGTTATTAATTTCAGTAGTAACGTTCATTACTGTCGCGCAAGTCCTACCTTTATTGTAATTTACAGATAACCATTTAATTCATCTTGGTTTTCTCTAAGCCCACGAATTGCCTTTTGCTCTAATGTTCTGACTCGATCTCGACTCATGTTCAAGACTTGCCCAATTGCTGTCATTGACATGGGCTCAAGAATATCATCACCGATGCCATAGCGCATTGAAATTACAGCAGCCTGCATTTCAGGTAGATCTTCAATTTGCTCTCGAATATCTTCCTTGATGAACTGTCGCTCAAGCAGAGTATCTGGCAACTGTGTCTCATCCTCTAGTAAATCAATAAGTGCTGTGTCGCGATTCTCTCCAATTTTAATTTCTAGAGAGGTAGGTTGACGAGCCTTACACATCAAATCTTTGATTTCATCAACAGTCATCTCCATGTGATCTGCAATCTGAAATACGTTTGGCATTTCACCGAGCAACTGCGTTAATTCACGCTGGGCTTTCTTAAGTTTATTGAGGTTCTCAGTAACGTGGATCGGTAAACGAATGGCCCTGCTCTTTTCTGCGATAGCTCTTGTGATCCCTTGACGGATCCACCAATAAGCATAAGTGCTAAATTTATAACCACGACCAGGATCAAACTTCTCGACACCACGAACGAGCCCGATCGTACCTTCCTGGATGATGTCCAGAAGTTCCATATTTCGCTTGGTGTACTTTTTAGCGACCGAAACAACAAGTCGTAAGTTAGCGGTGACCATCTTGTCTTTCGCTTTCTCACCATCTCTTAATTCGCGACGTAATTGCTTGCTAGTGATACCAAGAACGTGAGCCAAAGTATCTTGATCTGCATCTTCCAGTTCATCTTCAAGTGTTTTAATCTCCATCAAGCGTTGTACTTTTCTGCCAAGCAGAATTTCTTCGTCGTGTTCCAGAAGAGGAATACGTCCGATATCCCGGAGATAAGCACGAACAGAATCTCCAGTGACTTTTGTTTGCGACATATAATCTCTTCAGTTACACTTTATCTTAGCCTTAAAGTATAACTAACGTCAACCCTAAATGCGATCTAAGAGAGACATTCCATACTGATGATTCTCTTCTATGTCAGGACTAATTCTTGCAAATCTTATACTCTCTTTTGGTTGTTCAGCACCTTCTTCTAATGATTCAACTGCCATAGCTTGTGCAGCGTGTTCGTTAAATCCTTTCTCTTTGTAGTTATCGAAATTACGTTCATACATTTCAATTGAACTTTCGAAATCTTCGCCATGCGTCAACATCTCAGCTGTCATGTGATTGGCAGCTTGATCCGGCATGCCATCTGACTTTAGATGTTTCCAAATAGTCTGGAAAACTTCTGGATCTGCTTTAGGTGATTCACCAGCAAGACGCATTACTTTTACCAACTATTAGTATTAATATTCTAATAAATTAGGTTTAACGTCGAGCTGATACTTCGTAACGTCGAGCTGATACTTCGTTTTGAACTAAGTCAGGATTGATGCCCATTGCCATTGCTTTACCGGTGGCAATGTCTTGACGGAATGCTGCTTCCTCAGGAGGTGACATATTACCCATCGCTAACGTGGCAGGAGATCCCAATACCATCATTACTTGCCCTTTATACTCTTCTGCAAAAGCATTTGATTTGTATTCAGCGTTATCGACTACAAGCTGCTGTTTACGCATTTGATTAACAGCGTCAACGTTAGCTTGAGATGCTGCAGGAATTGTATTTTGAATAATATTCTGCTGCTTCATTCGTGCATTATTAAATGGCTGGTTGTTGACACCAACCTTTGAGGATGCACCTGAATCAAACATGTTTGGACCTTTAGGGGCAGAGGTACGTTCCATACCTTGCAGTCCGCGTTGAGCAGAAGATTCCCCTAAAGTTTCTTCAGCAACAGTAAATGGAGTACCAAGCATTTTTAATCACTAATCAATACTTATATTGTAAGGGGTCCAATTAAGGACTTTATTGTTTATTGTAAAAGGACTGGTTGAGTATTTTTCTCTGGAGATTGAAGTGCTTGAATTAAAGCAATCAATCCAGCAGCACCTCCAGCTGAAGCCAAAGCAGTGCCCGCTAACCTCTTTCGATTTTGCGTTTGTTGCTGATCTGCTCCAAATTTTGTTCCAGCAGCAAGAGTCTGTTTGACAAATTGATCTAGATTTTCGTTTTGCTTTGCTAGATCAATAGCTGCTAACAGATCTTCTTCGGTAACCGCCTTACCCAAAATTGCTTCTAGAGCAGTTTTGGTCTGATTACCGTGAAGTACCAAAGGAAAGTCTGGACTAGAAGGCAGAGTTCCCTCCACCCCTAGTCCTAGCTCTCTAGCTAAGTAGCCAGAGTTGTAACTCATCAGAGATCTTGGACCAGCATCTTGGATTGGAACGCAGCGCCTGGAGCCTGTGACAGGTACTTCCATGCGTCTTCTGGATTGTTGTCCATCATCGATCCGAAGTTGCCCCAGAAATCGTTAGCGGCATTGACCTGACGACCTGGAGTTGGCATCTCCATTTCAGGACGGTTGAAGGCCTGAGGAACGCGGCCTTGCTCTTGTGCCTGAATTTCAGCTTCGAACTGAGCACGGGCTTCCATCTCAGCAATTTCAGCGGCTTCAGCTTCGGTTGGCGTCGGATAAGGACCTTCAGGACCATAGAAGTCGTTGACGTAATCAGCAAGGACATCAGGATCCGTGAGCATCAAGTTCATGGCTGCACGTTCTTCGCCGGCTGCTTCAAGCATCAGGGACTGAGACTGACCACGCTGAACTTGCTCAATCAGAGCATCTTCAACGGCACACGCATAGGTGTTGAGCAGCTGAGGAGCTTCTGCACCAAAGTGCTCAAGAACTTCCAAAGACTCGTCAGAGATCTGACTGAGGTAGCCGTCACTTACGGGAGCGCTTTGCTGAAGGCTTGCGGCCTGCTGATTGAGCAGAGCCTGTACCTCGTTCTGGCTGTAGGCTTGGGTTGAAGCTTGGGGACTGTAAGTCGCCTGCCCCGAATACTGGGCTTGCTGCTGGGTTGGGGCTGCCGAAGCCCACTGGGCCTGGGTACTGACTTGAGGTGTCGGCGTCTGGTACGCCGAGTACGGAACCTGGGCCTGGGAGGGGCTGCTTGTATTCAAACTTGCGCTGAGCGCCTGGAACGCCTCCTGCCATGGATTGCCCGCTGCCGGAGTTGAAACCGGCTGGGCCTGGGCCGGTGCCTGGTAAGCCGGAGCCTGGGGTGCTGTTGGGGCTGATGCCTGGAATGTCGATGGTGCGCTCGTCGCGTACTGGCTGACCTGCTGCGGCGCGGCGCTTGTCGGCATCGCTGAGGGTGCTGACGCCTGGGTCGCTACTGCTTGGCTTGTACTTTCCACTGTAACTTAACTCCTTACGTAAATAATCAAGTGATCTATATAAGAACCCTGTTAGATCAAGGTTCGGGTCTGACGCCAACGGAAGATCAGGCGTCTGTGGATGCGGTAGCTGATATAAGTTACCGAGCAATCCGATAAAGCTATTAATACTTTGCTGTGTTTGTTGAACAATCCTGAATGGGAAACCGGACATCATTGCTGCCCTTTCTTCTTCCGTTTTATTTGGGAAGAGATACTTGAGGGCTTCAATGGAACCGACGCCTGCTTCTTGTAAGTTGCGGACAACAATACTATTTTGCAGAATCTCGTCAGAGCTATCTTCGAAGACTTCACCCATCCAACGCCAGTCAATTTTAGTACTGCCGTCTGGGACTAAACCTGTAACACCTGGAGGCATATCGCCTGATTCAAGTGTAGCACGCAATGTTTCTTGCTTTGTTCTCTCAAACTTTTGCATTGCCTTCATATATTTCTCATTTGCTTTTTGGAATTCGGCAGGGTCTTGATACTCTTCAATTAATGGAATGATGGGTTTTTCTAAACCAATAGCTACTGCAAAACTCTCTTCAAACATTTTCTCTTCATGTTTAATCATTAGAGAGAACAGACGGCATAACCCATAGGTAAACAGAGCACGGGCTTTCTTTTCGGCTGTTGAGGCAACACGTCCGTACAGGGTCTTGATCTCGTAAGCCGTGGATGCCATGCCGAAATCAATATCATCGACGCCTCCAAGTGCCAATCGAATTTCAGAACGGTATTGCTTGATATACATGTTCTGATCACCACTGACGCTGTCTGGTGTCAGATAGCTGATCCGATCCGTTGGCTCAATGTTGGCAATAACACGTGGCACCTTGATTTGCCCGTCAATTGATGACGCACCACCAAAGGGCTCGCTAACTCTCGTACTAGCCCTGCCCAGTGCACTGAAGCCTGCTTGAGAGCTAATGGTTGGACGGAAGGAGCTTTCATCACCGCTTTCAATGATGTCGTGCTTAGGACGACTTGAGATCAATGTTGGGTTACCGAAAAACTTGAGATTCTTTCGTACGTTCTTTACCAGCTCATCGTGATACATGATCTGGTTAGCAAGCCATTCAAACTCACCGTTTCCTGTAGCCTCGCCCGTGCAATCCATATAGTTGAAAACTTCAACCGCAGGAATAAATCCGAGACTGTTGGCTAATGTCTCGGTACTTCCCATGCCAGAAACTGATACGCCTGACGTACTTTCAAAAGGAATCTTTTCGTCAGAGATAGTCTGTTCAATGCGATCTTTAAAAACTTCTAATCGAATGTACTTCTTACGCCCACCGTTTTTATCAGTAACTGAATAAAAATCAAGAGTATTATTACTTTTTTGAACATTGAAGCTGTATGTCAAGATGACGCTAGAGATCTGACCGTTTTGATCGCGATAGGCTCTGTAGCTATCTTTTGGGAAATACAGTAGCTGGTAGTCATCGCCTGATGGTCGAAAATAAAATAAGCCTTGACCATCGCATAAGAAATAATCAACAATGCTCTCTAGTTTCATGTCGAGCATATTCTGCTCGCACACTTTTGCTATGAATTCTTTTCGATATCCGTAACTATCCTGTTCAGCGTAAAACTCAATACCACGACGTAACATGAACATCCGCATCTGCGCTAGATGAGATGAGACAATCATGGTATCTACAGATAAATCCCCACGACGTTCTTTTGCAGCCGTGAGGATTTGGTTGAATTGACTATCTGCAGTTGTATTCATTACACTGTTATCTCTTTTGTTCTAGTCTATCGACTATTAGAAGTCAGTGTACTCATCGACTAACTCACCAAAGTCGGGCGTTTTCACAGGTTTTTGTGGATCAGGCATCTGATACTGCGGTGGTGTGTAGCCATACATATCTCCAAAGGTTTGCATTCCTAGAAGATCTGACTTAGCACGACTGTACATTTCACGATTGAACAGTCGTTTATCGAGATTATCTCTATCAACTGCACTATTCATTCCGGCACGATAAATAGCACCTTGTGCAATGCTGCTGGTGTTGCCATACTTTTTCTGCGCATCACGGTTTAATGTTGAATATAAATCAGTAAACTTAGCTTGTTTCGAAGGACTATCATCTACATCATAGAAGCCACCTAAAGTTGCCATAGAAGCAGGAGTTTCAAGATGATCTCCTCCGTACTTACCTTGTCCGCTACTCACATAAGTAAACTGACGATTATCTCCACCATACTGACGGATTGAATTATCCATAGTATTACTTACATAGTTACCATCACCATAAACACTAGTGGTAATGTCGTTATCTTGAGCAATCTGCTGCGTCAAATTAGCACTCTGTGAAGGATTCACAGTAGGAATGAAGTCATATGGACTTAATCCTGAGCCGCCGCCATTCGAACCACCGATACTGATCGGCGGAGGCGCTTGAATACTGGGAGTCGAAACTGGCATGGATCCTGACCCAAAGCTCACCGTATTGGTCTGTTGAGAAGTTGGTTGCTGAGCCGTTGCAACAGTATTAGGTTTTGGTTGAGTCTCAGGCTCTGGTTGGGTCTCAGGAGCTGGCTTTGTTAAAGATTTAACGTATTTATCTTTTAGCTTCTGAGCACGAGCTCCAAGATTTGCATCATCTCCTAGTTCATAGAAATGTTTACCAATATCATTTTTGGAATAACCTTGACCCTTTAATGCCCTAACATCATGAATGCCGTACTTCTGGTTATTTTTATTACCAATAGAGCTTGGATCATACTTTTTAATATCTCCGTCTGTTTGAGTCGCACCGCTATATCCAGTGGCTCGTTGTGAAGCACCTGTCTGCTGGTTCCTATCTATCCTATTTGCGAACTTTGCAACCTTCTTATCGGACCAACCTTTATCCTTAACGGCTTGGATATCGTGCTTATCGAACTTATTACTTCTTCCACCCTCTCCAGATTGAAGAATTTTTTGCTTACGAGCTTGTGCACGTTCTTTCGCCTGACTTGGATTTGACTTCCGAAACGCTTTTCTGTCAGCTCTGCGTTGCTTTTTCGTACGTTTTGCCATGAGTAATTACCTGCTATGTGTTAATTTTATCAACCAAAAAAGTTGTAATTTGAGAGGAAGTCAGTTGTAATTCGTGACGGCCTGTACCCATTAATTCTGTTGTCTGGCGCATTGACAACTTGATTATCATTGCCGTACACGGTGCTATAAATATCGTTATCTTGAGCAATCTGTTGAACATCATCTACACCTGGGGCAGTCCCTGGTGCGCCAAATGTCACATTGTTGGTTGATATGATTGATGCTGGTGCGGGTGCTGAGATTACCGTACTTGGAGATTCTTCAATAGGATCTGGTTCTGGATTAGTTACCGGATCATTTACAATATTTCCACTAAAATCAACGCCATGACCTTTTAAGTACTTACGTGCTTTGGCGTTAAATCTCGTGCCACTATCCACCATATTTTGATAGCGAGACACCATTGAGTCTTCGCCTTCGTTCACTTTGACACCCTCAGGACGCTCACGGAATTCAGAGATCACCTCACGTGCTGTCATTCGATTGCCGTCATCTAAGAGTTGAATTCCACCCCTGCTGAGTCGGTCATACTCTTCCGTACCTATTCTCCGCTCTAAGTTATTACGGAAGTTATTTTCTTCTGCGGATAAATCCTCTAGAGCTTCTCCAGCCATACGTGTTTTAGATTTACCTGTCTTATCTTTTTGATCAGCCATACCAGCAACAGATGAAGTTACTGCAGCTGCGGTTGAAGGTCCATTTGATGGTGACATCTTCTAATTACAAGTCAAAGCTATTATTATTGTACTCAATTTGTATTCCGCCTCTTCTTAATAGTCCTCCCATCGTTAATACCATTGAATCCACGGCATCATCATGTTGAGAATGACCGAAGTTAAGGAGCTCATCTTCTAATACCGTCCACTTACGCCATTTATTCAAGATCACTTTTCGATGTTCGAATAGTCCTAAGACACCACGTAATCGAGCAAGCTTATCTCCCTTGAATCCTTTTACTGGACTTACGCTGAGGTTATATAGTGCTCGGTCCTCATGTATGATGCGTTTGAAGTCACCTTCGAATGATGTTTGATATGCGACTGCTTCTGGCCAGATAATGCACGGCGACATTGTTGGGAAGAACTGCCCTTCATCGTTTTCAAGCAGGATGTTCCAGTCGCAGAGCATCTCGCAGAGAGTATCCATCTTTTTAATGTTGCCCATTGTCCGTTCTCGACGTTGGTCAATGAGATAGACCTTTCCGTCTTTGATGCCGCCTAATGTAAATACGGTCCAGTCATTCTTTTCCGACAGGCCAGCGCTCAAGTCAATACCTACTCCAAGGCAGTCGTAGTCCTCAGGTACTTCACCTTTGATGATTAGTTCTGGTGAGATGCCTACCTCTGTAGATTTGACTGCAGTGTTTAAGTACTGGTAAGCAAATGCGACACGATCCTCTAGCTTGCGTTCATTCAGATATTTCATTGACCAGAAGTCCGGCCAGTATGAACGTTGCCTTCCGTCAGCATCGGTGATTACCGCTTGCTGAATAATCTGTCTCCAGTTGTTCTTTGGTATAAAAAGCGTGGCATGAATATCGTTGAAGTGGAAACGGGTTCCAAGACAGATCGCCCGTGCACCCTGAAACATAGTAGGTGCGATAACGTTAGACCACGTTTGCTCCATCTCCCTGCGAATATCCGGGTTGTTGATGGACGCTGCTGATTTGATAGGGTCATCAATAAGGACAAGCTGCGATCGCTTGGATGTAATCGCTCCCTTGAGACCGCCACACGCAATGGTAAAAGCTTCTTCACCTGCCGTATCAATGCCTGCAAAGTCATAGTCAATACTCCAATACTCGTCCGATCGTTTGATCTTTGACAAGCGGACCATTGGGAATATCTCTCGGTACTTTGAACTTGTCAGTATTCCTTTGATGGTTGCCGACTTTGCACGCGATATATCGACCATGTATGCGATGTACAGAATACGCAGCATTTTCTTGGCAGCTGCATGACGGCCAATCATCCAAGCTGCAAACAAACCAAGGACAGTGCTTTTCGCAGATCCTCGTGGAGCCAGGATCGATGTGTTTGGTCCGCCGATTCCCATTAAGCATTCGCTGTCCTCACCTGTACAAAGTTCGTTATGCCACTCCATCATGTGTTTCGCTGGGGGCTTTCCCATGAACACACAGAAGTCTTTAAAATTTTCCCTAGCTCGCAATACTTCCTCAGAAGGTGGCTTCGTTGTCACCTTTGTAGCCGACATCAAAGCGGCGCGTTTAAACGCTAATGAGGAACTTGCAATAGCCATACTGATTATTTTTAGTATCAGTCTAACTATTAAATTCTCCCTTCAGCAATTGCTTGAGCAATACGAGCATGTGCTCTTGCCTTTGCTCTCATAATTAATGCACGCCTCCGATCTTCTGCATATGCAAGTCCCATTGCAGCTGATACTCTTGCCGCTTCTTCACTACGACTAGTGCTAAAGAAACGTTCAACTGCAGCACCGGGGATAGATGGGAGCCTTAAAAGTACGCTTGTCTGCTGACGTAGCGACCTAATATCGTGAGATGGAATTGAAATGTCTGGCAGTTCTAGTGCTCTTTCAATATCAACCATTGCTCAGCTCCGAATAGATCTTCGCCCAGACAGCATTTATCGCATTGTCTACCGGCTCAGCGAACTGTGGATCATCTTTGAAGATGGCCGTGATTTCCCGCATGACACGATCAGCACCTGCCAGAACCAAACCACGTTTGTCAGTAGTGCGATTCATTCGATCTGATGTTTCGATGTGAGATCTCAGTTCCTTCTCTAATGCAGCCAATCGGGCAGCTCCGTTGTCACCTTTAATTTCCCCGGAGGTGATTGCCATTCGTAGCTCTTGAATATCGGAGTGAAGTGCAGCAATTTCACTATTAAGTATTTCACGGCGGTTGAGTTTCTTAAACTTCATTTTGACCCAACGACTTAGATCGTTGAAGTTGCCTGGATATCCAACAATTCCTGCATATACCCAAATTTCAATAATAGATGGCGTTACTTCAGCAAATTCTCTAAAGTCTTCAGACTCCGATGCTGGCAGTGTGTCAAGCCATTGGTCTACGTAATTGAGGTAAACCTTTCCGCTTTTGCTTGTTGCGGTAGTCATCACATAGCCCTCGCGGTGCTACGTGCGTAAGAGTGCATGTTGGCTCGATCTTTTGCCTTCTGTCTGGTTTCCTCACCCATAGTCAGGCGTGTCTGACTTCCAGTCTCTTTGGTGTTATCGATCGTTCCTTGTGCATTAACCCTAGCAACATCAACTGTTCTATCTGCACCATACTTGGATGCACCTGCAGCTTCTTGAGCAACGCCAATTGCAGATTCTTTTTGAGTGTCTGCTACTGTTATATCAGCTCCAGCTTTTGTTGTAGCAACTTCGGTAGCCGCATCTTTTTGAGTGGACGCTACATCGCGTGAAGCGTCTGATGCACTGTCCTGGACGTACATATCAGCTGAACTCTTGATATTCTGCTGAGTCTCTGCAGACTGATTCACCATGTCTTGCTTCAGGCGATCTTGCTCACCTTTGACAATTTCACCTAACCGATCCTGCTGACCCGTTGTTTCTATATTGTCACGTTGCTGTTGACCAGTAGCAGCAAGCATTCCAATATCTCGATCGTGCTGTGCATTGGCTCCAGTGTTTTGATATTGGAACTGAGCCTCCATATTTTGCATTGCATAATTGAACTGATCCTGCATCGTTGCAGACTGATTCCTCAGTTCAAGATCAGCTACATGAGACATATTCTGCTGACCAATTGCCGCAGCAAACTGACTCTGCTGTTGAGTTAGTTGCTGATCAACCATGCTCTGCAAGAAGTTGCCCATAAAGGCTTGCTTCTGCATCTGCCCCATAGTATCCCCTTCTTCTGGCTTGTAATTATAAAAATCATCCATCATCTGTTTGAAATTAAACATGCCAGCCGATTGCTGCGCTGCAGTAGCCTGGTCTGATCGACCAACATTATATTCTTTACCACCTCGAATAGGTGCTCCGGTTGCTGTTTTGTTATTTTTTCCTGGACCTTTACTAATTGCTTGACCTTCTTTAGCCATTCTTCTATTCCACGTACTTAAAGTTATCTACATTCTACAAAGTTAGAATGGTGGTATCAATAGAGAAGTAGTAACAACATGCGGTTTAATATTCGTAGGAGTAACTATTCAAGAGCTGGTAAAGCTGCTGCAGATGAGGTTGTCAATATCTATGCAGCTGCTCGTCGTAACTCTCCTGATTACGGCAAAATGGTGCAACAAGCAGCGGATATTCGTTCTGCTGTCAAACGAGCAGGTGTCAGTGCAGCTGCCGATGTTTCTGTTGCTGGTATCAATGCTGCTGCCAAAGTTGAAGGAGATAAAATTGTCGGCAAGGCTAAGAGAGGGCTCAAAAAAGAACAGCGTAAAGCTGGTGCTCTTGGTGTAGCAGGTTCTATGTTCAATCAGGCAGGGACTTTATTAGGAGAAAAACGTGATAGGCGTGAAATAGGTTCTGAAGATGGTTTCTTTGATTTGATGATAGAAAAAGAAAAGACTCGTCAGCAAGAATTTGAAGCTATGATTCAATCTAATAATACCCAAACTTCTAATACAGATACTTCTTCTTCAGAAAAATCTGGAGACACTAGCAGTTCATCTGTTTCAACAGGTGTCTCATCACAGGGTG